GAGCAAGAACAGCCGCAGTACCAACCGCACCAATGCCTCCTGCGATCGAGGCAGCTGCTCCTGCTGCGAGACCTACACCACCAAGCACTGTTGCTTGATCTGATAGCGCACCACCTACAACTGATTGTGCAATTGACTTATCATCTGCATTTGATTCAGATTTGTCTATCCAATCAATAATACCATCGAATGCACCGCCTTGTTCAGCAAGAATTTCTTCTTCAGGTATATCAGCTTCGGTTGTTACACCATCTTCAGTTGGTTCAGTTTCAGATGCCGATGCGTCATCAGTAAGAAGTGAAAGTGTAGAATAGGCGGCGATCGCAGCCGCGGCTCTACTATATTTCATCGCCTTGACTAATATACCACCCTTTACAAGATCTTTTGCATTGTTTAAGCTATCAGAAATAAAACTGGATTTGTTTGTTGGAGTTTCTTCTTTGTTTTCAACTTCTTCTTCGTCGCGACGTCTTTCATTCTTTTCAGCCGTCTTACGATTCATATTGATCGCAATACCTAACTGGGCAGCAATCTTCTTAAGATAAAAATTAGTACCGTCGAGGTCAGAAGAAACACCATCGATGTCAGACCGTAATGCATCAGTAATACTAAACAGTTGTGCAATCTCAGGAATGCGAGTATGCATAAACGTGCCGGCAGGAATAAATGGAATGTCATCATCTTCAGATATGTCGATTGAATCGAGCATTACATCTTTTCTGACAATAACACTTGCCAATTCTGTATTCGCGTCTCTAGATTCTGATCCTATACCTTGGAGAGTAGGTACAGCTGCCATTAATGCTGCAGCAACACCAGAAAAGTCAAGCATCGCATCATCTTTTGGGGCAGGTAGTTTATTGCTCGAACTTGGTTTTCCTACGGGTGCTGATGCTGCAAGACTTTCACCTTCACCCATTCGACTTTCTGCAGACTCTTGGCCCAACAATGAAGCACCTAAACCACCAAGGCTTGCACCAGCTGGAACACCAAGAGCACCTTTGATTTTAGATTTAAAGCTTTGAGCTTTGGCGCTGACTGCCTTTTTAGATTTCTTGGCTACGTCTTTACCTTTGCTGGTAGCTTTCTTTGCAACCTTCGTGTTCTTCGCTTTCTTCGAAGCAGCTTTCAGTATTTTAACTGATAATTTTGCAAGAGGTCCGAGAGCCATGGTTTACATTTCCTGATTTTTGTTGTATAATACCATTGTGGTTAACAATATATTTATTACCAATTCATTTCATTCAGTTCTGTAGTACCAGCCGTCTTATCTTTGTTCTTTGATTTCTCTACTTTCTCAACAATCATTTCCAGATAAAGTTCTCTTTCAAATGGTATCATGTTTTCTATTTCTGCAAGTGTAAACTTGTGATACTGAGTTATGTCAAAATTAATCTTATAATATGAGTACAGACTTAAATAACTCAGCCCAGCGTAAAAAAATCATTTATATTCCTAAAGATAACGTTCTTTGTTGTTCCTGAACTATTTTCATATGTCACAACATGTTCGATCTTAGGAGAGTTTTGAAAGTATGCACCTATATCCTTATAGACACTTAACGGCAATGACTCTAAGAACACTTCACGTTCTGCTTCAGGCTCAGCACTCCACAAGTATGTGTCTTCAGCATCAAAAATATAATCAATACAACTCTTTACAGTTTCGTATACAACATCGGTTACTGATGTGATACCGTTTAAAGTTTCAGAAAGTTGTGGTGTAGGAGGTTTCATGATGATGCCTACATCATCATTTATCATTACTTTATTAGAATGATTTTCTGGCATTTGCACTTCTACATCATCGAGATCAACTTCTAAGTCATATAAGATTCCATCATCACTATCTTCAACTTGAAATTTAACAATGTTGCTAACAGAAATTGCTCTGATTTTAATGAACAGATATTCCAGATCATAAATCGGAACTGCATCAACATCGAAACCTTCTTCCATCACACAGTTATTTACGATTTGCTTTACAGCATTGTATTGATCGGTGTCTTGTCCAGATTCTTTTGCCATTAAAAGAATCTTTTCTTCTTTCACAAGAAACGGCCTATAACGAATTTCTTTCTGTGTTGACGGTTGAATTATTGTATACATTGGTGCATTAAACTTAGGTAATGCCATAATATTATTACTCCATTCTATTTAATTTCAAATCTCGTAAATCGATACGTGACTGAAAGCTTTGCGATTTCATCATTCTGTCCCCAACCCAACTGCACTGAATCTACGTTGATAGGAAACATTTCTATAAATTTAATTTTAAGTACTTGTTTCTGTTCTCTGTTAAAAACATTAACATCAGCATCAACAGAATAACCACCACCGCCTGGACTTAAAAACTTGGCGCCGAATTTGTTAGTGCCATCTAAGTCTACAACTTGATTCATCCATGCTCTAAACGTTTTATAGAGGTCACCTTCAGAATCGACAAGGTGAGTCATCGTTACTTCTTGAGGATTATAACGATATGGTATATTGTACATTATGCCATTGCCATACGGAGAAAAGTTATCAACAGATAACACCGATACACCGGGCAACGCAATACTTTCTGTTCTTACTTGGATCAATTCTGTACCACCAACAGGAGGCGCTACAATAACTTCATACTGTGAAGCAGGAAGATTTTCCCGTATTCTTGTTTTAAATTGATCTATAGACAATGCCATTTTTAACGTCTCTTGCGTATTGAGGCTTTTGAATCTCTCCAGACTTGTTGCTTCTTCGCCTTTCGAAATCGTTCTGTCGGTAACATTAGTGCAGTATCCCAATCTTCGGATGGAACATACAGATAACGTGATTTTACATGTTGTGTTAAGTATCTTTTGACGGTAGGTCTATAGTACTTATACTTCGCTGACGATGTTAGTAAATTATAAGATAGCCGAAGCTTTTGTGATTCGCGAAGTGCATCATTACGTTCTACAGTATATAATGCATCCATCATCCTTGCCCTGTACATAGGTGACAAGTAATGCAAGTTCATTCCTAAGAATCCATCTCGGTATCTTTCTATAACAAACGTGAGTGGAAATCTGTCGTAATATGGTAGTGTATCTGCATGCTTTGGACTATAAAAGAACATGTACATACGACCAATATCCATCTCAGTCAATTTCGTTTGCAATTTATTTGTATTTCTTAATTCCTTTCTTACATTAACACTTGTTACATCACCTGCAGCTTCCCTATACCATTCCCTTGATGCTGGATCACCGGGCTTATATCCTTCAGCCTTTCCTTGATTTGCAATCTGTTCGAAAATGTAAGTAGCCATTACTTTATTCCTAGTTCGTTTTCTGTCATGATCATAAATTGCCACCCGCGATCAAGACAATAATTGTTTGCGGCTTTCCATTTCGCACTATTTACACCCCATGTCTTCACTTCGTATAAATACTTTTTAGTGAGCTTCTTTTGTGCAGTTGGTTCTACTGTTTGATAGAAAGGTTTAATTTCTACTACAACAGTATCAAGTTTGCCAGCACGATTTACTTTCTTAATCCAAAAGTCTGGAAAGTAACGATGCACTTTACCGTCGATAGGAGAACGATATGGTATTACGAGTTCTTCGCTTGACCAGTATTTTACATCTTTATGTGAATCTAGGTAAGACATGAAACGTAGCTCCCAGCTACTACGATAAATAATGCTAGTAGAATCACCATTGTACTTTCCAGGGTTCTTTGGTTTAAAAGCACCTTTATAAGTTTTAGCCATTATTATATTTATAGGAAAACACATGGCCAACGATACAAACTTAAAAAATGTAGGACCACTTAGTGGTCAGCTGAGTAAAAAGCTTTCTTTTCTAGAGAAAACTCAAATCAATGCTGTACGTAACACCGGCAGCGTCAGTTCAGAAGCTGGCCGCATATTTGGTAGTTCATCAAAAGCCATCACGAATATGAGCAGATCAGATGTTTCTGCGATCGAGATTGGCGGTCAAATAGCGGTTCAACTAGAACAAGCAGGTGTACACAACAAAACAACACGTAGACTTGTTGACTCATCGGTTGTTACTACAGTCAACGAAAAGACGACATTGCCAGTTGTTTTTCCTGATCTGCCTGTTGATTTGTCGTTGAGCGGCAATCGAGTTCCTACCACGAACAAAGAAACACCTAATGAGATTATACAGAAATCCAAAGAGTCTATCGTAGGTGTTGGCGATCTTCAGTATGGTGGCCTCGTGTATCCTCAAGATTTGGATTCGCAGGCTCCAGCATATCTTAGACTGAAGATATTAAAGTATAAGCGACCTAACGCATTTAGTGGAGGTAGTGTAAATCAGGTATTCTATATCGATTTACCTTTACCTGAAAACTTTAGTACAACGTTTAGTATAAAGTATCAAGAAAGAGATACTGGCCAACTCGGTCAAATATTACAAGGTGCAGCTGGAAACAGAGCAGCCGAAGCTGCGTCCAATGCAGCAGGTGGTGCTGGCGCTAGATTGGGTGCAGCAGTAGGTTCAATGGTAGATAGCGCAACTGGTGCAGTAAAAGATGGAACTTACTCATCAGTTTTAGAAGTTGCAGAACGAGCTTTGTTTCAAGAACTTGTTTCAGCTGAAGAAACTGTTGGTGGAATAGCGGAACAGTTCGCAGGTGCGATACCAAACCCACACCCCTCGGTATTTTTTAAAGGTATGGATCTTAGAACTTTCCAATGGACGTGGAAGTTTGTACCTCGATCTGAAGCAGAAGTTAATCAATTAAAGTCAGTACTCAAGCGATTAAAGATTCATATATTGCCTGAAAAGGATAATGGCTTTTTAAAGTATCCTCATATGATTGAACCTGAAGTGCAAGGTGATGACACTGATTTTTATAGTGGATTTAAAAAGATGATGGTACGTCAGTTTAGCATTAACTATTCTGGCGAAGGTACATCTGCATACTTTGTAAACGGTGCTCCAGTTTCAATTATCGTAGCAATGGAAATGCAAGAAATAGAAATCTTTAGTTCCAGGGACGCGTAATGAAAGAAAATCAATATTTTCAAAAGTTTCCGTTAATATCGTACAGAGATAATATTTCTGTTGATATTACACGCAGAGTTGATTTCGACAGTAATATTAAATCATACATTCAGGCTTTCTATGAGTATGTGTTGACCGAAGATCAGCGTATTGAAGACGTTGCGTTTAACTATTACAACGATGTTGACCTTGATTGGCTAATATACCTTTCTAACGATATTATTGATCCTTATTTCGATGTACCCTTAACCAATAAGCAGTTTGATAGCTATATGGTAAAGAAGTATGGATCAATTGAAGCTTCTCAGCTTAAAGTTTTTAAGTATAGAAATAATCATAGGCAAGACGATTCTATTTTAGACAGTGCTGCATATAATTCGCTTGTCGGTCAAGCTAAAAGGTATTTTAATCCTATTGTTACACAAAATGGTATCATCGGTTACGAAAGAAAGCAAAATGACATTTTCTTTGAAACGAATTATATGCTGTCTTTGCAATTTGTAACAACACCTACAACTGTAATTCCTGTTGGCGAAACAATTCAATATGGTGACGCATATGCAGAAGTTGTTTATAGCGATGAGAAAACAATTACGCTAAAAAACATATATGGCAATTTTAATACTTCAGCAGATTACACTATCACCGGAAAGTTTACCGGATACACTGCAGAAGTTGATCATACAACTTATAATGTACTTGTAAACACAATTCCTGTTGTTGAACAGCAATATTATTCGCCATATTCATATTACCAATATGAAACAGATCAAAACGAAGCAAAAAGACTTATCAAGCTTATCGATAAATCATATGCTGAACGCCTTAATCAAGATTTAAACAAATTGATGAAATAAAATATGAGTAAACAAGAAAACGACGCAGGCGATGTAATAATTCCCGAAAAAAAGATAAAGTTAAAGTCTTTTGACGGTGGAAAAGAGCTAAATATTTATAATTTAGTTCGAAGCTTTGATATTTATGAGTCTTTAGAGAATTATTGTCTTACGGCTAACTTCTATATCGCCGAAGGTATCGAACTACTCAACGAATTTCCACTTGGCGGCGAAGAAACGATAGAAATAACGTTACAAACTCCGAGTCGCGAGTCAATAACGTACAAGTTCCACGTTGAGAGTGTTCAAGGCGTAACAACAAATGACCAATCTAACTTAAAATCTTACAAGTTACAATGTGTAACAAAAGATTACGTTAAAAATGCTTCCTTTACATATTCTAAGCGTTACAAAGATAAAAAATATCACGAAGCTATTAACGAAGTCATTACTGTTGATCTTGGTGGTGGTACTTTAAAGACAATTGAGCAATGTAAAGGCAAATTTGACTACGTAGTTAACAATGTTAGGGCATTTCAAGTTGTTGATCTAATAAAAGAGCGCGCTGTCTCCTCTGAAAACCAATCATCAGTGTTTGTTTTCTACGAAGACAATAAAGGTTATCACTTTACGACTATTGAGAAGCTAATTAAGGATAGAAAGGGCGGCGCCAAGGGTAAAGAGTTTAGTGCAGACGTTGGTCAGCGTACAGGCGATTATGAAAAAGTAATCAACGTGCGAAATATACTTTCATATGAAACGGTATCAATGGGTTCATCTGTCGATAAAGTTATTAGAGGCGGTATGCGTAACGAATATCGAGAATTTGATATTTGGCGTGGCACTTATGATAATAGTACTCGACAGAAATATGTAAATACATCAGATCACGGTGGTTACGAAGCAACAGACGACAATAATGATTTCAATAGTGCAGCGTTCAATGCGTTTGTTACTGAAAAACCTGCAGTTACTAAAATGCTTGTAAAAGACGGATTGCGTCCTGAAATGGAGCACAATAAGAACGTACATTACATGCGACCATTCGTTGAAAGGATTACACAACAAGTTGTAAGAATTCGAGTTTATGGTGATACCAGTCTTAGAGTTGGTGATGTAATTAAGCTAAATATTCCTGAAATCTCTGGTTTGACTCAAGAGCCAAAGCAAAATAAAATATTTTCAGAGAACTATATAGTAACAAACTTAAAACACAGAGCCGATCAACAAGCAAACGGTGATTTTGAGCACTTTATAATTATGGATTGCGCAAAACCGAATCAATATGGAAAAGCCTTAGGCTAATTGGAGTAATAGATGTCATTTTATGGTCTTGGAGATTCTTTTCGTTGGTTTTTAGCCAGAGTGGTCGATATAAAAGATCCTGAATTTTTAGGTCGTGTTAAAATACGAACTATTCATGATCAAACAGGCGAGCTAGGCGAAAAGAAAGACAACTTTGGTTTAGACGAAGAAGATCTGTTATGGGCGTGGCCTTTATCGGCGATCAATTCGGCAAGTTTATCTTGGAAAAAGGTTGTCGAGCTAGAAGAGTTCGATGTTCCAGATTGGATAGATGCCGTCGGATTATCTCCAACAGGAACGGCTGTAGGAACTTATGTTTTTGGTTTTTACTTAGATGGATTGGAAGCAAACATACCGATGATATTTTCATCGTATCATAAGCTTTCTGTTTTTCCTGAACCGGGA